GCTGTTCAGCCACGACTCGCAGGCCGCGATGTGTTCAGCCTTCTCAGCCTCGGTCACTTCCTGCTTGTGCAGGAACAACTGCATCGAAGAATCGAACACGGCCCACAGGATCTCGTCCACGTCGGCGCAGATCGCCTGGTGGATCCCCTGAAACTTCCAGTAGTCGGGCAGTTCGCCTTCCCACGGCTTGTTGCGTGACTTGATCTCGACCACCTTGCGGGTGTCGCCGTCCTCGTAGAACAGGTCAAGCGTGGCGATGAGCCTCGCACCGTTGTCGGTGTCAAAGCAGAACATCTCTTTCGGCTCGGCGTAATCAACACCGGTGCGTTCAATTACCCAGCCTCCAATAACCGGCTCGAGATCGGTGCCGCGCTGCATGGCCCAGGTCGCCTTCTGTGGCAGCGGTGGTACACCCGCGAGCATCTCAGCTGCGTAGGCATCCTTCGGCACGAACGGGTGCTTGTCGTAGATCGCTGCACACGGTGATCCGCTGATACGCAAGTTGTGTTCTGCGTCCCAGTAACGATCCTCGAGCCACGGCTGCGAACCGTGGGGTTGCTTGGGAATCCGGTACCTTCTAAATGACATTGCCCCTTCTCTCCTGTTAGGTGTATGACGTTATGCGGTCAACATACACGATGGGTGTCAGACAGACAACCTCTTCGTGAATGCCTCCATGAATTGGATGTGCCTCACCATCCCTTTCGGGATGTGCAAGACATGATCGAAGTCTAGGTCGGGGGTGTAACTCTGAGCGAGCGTGATGTGTTCAGGCTTGCCACCGCGTTCCGTTTCGATGATGAAACCGCACGACTGAACCAGGTATTCGGACTTGTCGTCCGTGTCCAGTTCAGCCCAATGCTCTGCGCCGGAATGGGCATCAGCCCACACCACCACGACCGTCGGATACCCCTCTGACTCTGTCATACCGCCACCCTAACAGGCGGGTGTCACGCGATCTGTTTATGGCGGATCTGGGCCAAAAGTTCCTTCTCGACCGCCTCAACTGCCTTGATCAGTTCGTCCTGCTCGGGGCCATGTGCCACAACGCGAGACAGGTATTTGTGTATTACAGAAAGTGTTTGTGCCGTCATAGGGATCGGCAACCTAGCACCCCGAAACGTACTAAATCTCGCCCTTCAGATGGTCGTCAATATGGTTGTCCAGCTTGGTTTCGATCCGGTTCAGAGAGTCCGCAACGACGTTGTGATCGTTCTTATTTTCTTTCCGCATGACTTGCACAAGGGCCGCTAAGACCGTGCCGACAGCCGCTATCGCTGCGACGATTATCCCCTCGCTCATTCCCATCGAATCCCAGATCCGTAGCGTTCCCGAGCGTCACGAACAAGAAATGTAAAAGCAGCAACAGTACCGAGCAGCAGACCGCCAGCAACAAGAACAAGACGACGGCCCATTTCAAGCCTTGCGTCCCTTCTTTTCCTTACGAGTTGGCTTCTTGACCTTTGTCGCCTGGGACACCGAACGCGAAAGTATCTCAGCCGGCAGGTTGTCACAGTCGTAGCAGATCAGGTGCCAAATCTCGAAGTTCGGGTTGGACGTATCTTCCACTTCCCACGACCAGCCAAAACGGTCAGCGTTGGCGACCAGCCAATCGACGTGTTTTTGCGAAGATCCGAGGCTGACCAGTTTCTTGTTGACAATCGCCGCAAAGTCCTGGGCCGTCCCCCACCCATGCTTACTCGTACCAGGTGTCCCCGCCGGTGCCATGCCTTCCTTGAGGAAAAACACTTTCCCCTTGTAGGTGCGGGTAACCTGCGGGATCCGCTTCGTAGCCTTCTTGGAGTACCGCGAATCGAACAGCGCGATCTGTTCCTTCAGCGAGCGGAACGCCCCGACGTGGCTGAACTCGAGGCCGTCAGCCTTGGCTGCCTCGCACAAAGCCTCCCACGCCGCCGCAGCCTTCCAGTAAAGCTGGCCGTAGGGCTTGATGTTCGACAGCAGGTGCGGGGGAATGTCGCCGTTGGGACACTTCTCCAGTTCCGACGGCACCACAAACTTGCGGACAGGGTACTTCACTCGTCATCCTTTATCTCGTAGTACGCGGTGACCACCATCGCCAGAAGCAGAACCCCCGTGATCCACAGGGCTTGGCGACGGGTGGCCCCCGAAAGAGTAATGATGACGTAGGACGACCCACACATGGCCGCAATGATCGCCGCAGTCTGGGTCAGGTACTTACGCATCGGGACGAATCTATCATTTGCGCCTACCCACCACCGCTGGGGCAGCCACCATCACAGCCCCGACCGCCACCAAAACCCGCCGTTCGGCCACGGTGATCTTGGAATCCGCCGGTACATAGTTGTCTAGGCCAGCCGAGAAGATGTTGACCTCGTTCTCAAACTCCCGTTTGACTTCGGTCGGGGCTACCGAAATCACTTCAACGATGGCATCCAACTGGGATTCGGTCAGGGTGTCGAGGTTCTCGGCAATCACGTCAATGGCGGCAGCCACCTGCTCGGGGGTTGCGTCAACCGACAGTACCTCTACCGCCTCAAGCGGCGACTGGGGGATCGTCTGGATCGTCGTCGTCGGGGTCGGCATGACCGTAACAGCCGTCAAGTCGGTGTTTGGTGGGACTGTGGCCACATTCGCAATCAAAGATGACGGAGAGGTCAACGTCGTTGGAGGTGAGGTCGTAGTCGTCGGGGATGGCCTTGAAAGAACCGAACTGCTCGATGGCCTCGGCAACAGAGATGATGTAGTTGTTGATGTGGAGGATGATTCCGATGCAGGGAACGTCGTCTCCGTAGAGGTCGTAGTCAGCTCCGTCGAGGTGGTCGAGGCTGGCAGGCTCGTAGTCGATGTCGTCGTGGTTGGGTCGGGCTGTGTCGTCGTAGTGCTGGACGATGTCGGCAAAACGGTGGTAGTCGATGGCTCGCTCGTAAGCGGCTCGCTGCTCGTCGTCGTCTGCCATGTCGCCAGCGTACTACTCGGCTCCGGCTCGGTGGTCGTAGTCGTTGACGTGGTGGTCGTAGTCGTTGACGTGGTGGTCGTTGTGGACTCTTCGGTCGTCGTTGTGACCACCTCGGTTGTCGTTGTAGACATTTCCGTAGTAGTCGTCGTCGCTTCGACAGTCGTCGTGGTTTGCGATGTGGTCGGCACAACAGCCTCCACGTTCGTCTCTAGGTCGTACTGCACCCCAGACCACCATGCGTCAGGGTTGCCGCAGCAGACCCCCGCTCGGAGGCGATACCAGCCAGGTTCCACCTGCACCTCAAGCCGAGACTGCAACCCGTACCAGTCATCATTTTGGGCAACAAGTTGACCATCCGCGTTGTAGAACCACAACATCGGATCCGAGCCATAGCCGGCAACGGCATACGTCCGCACAGAAAAAGTTGAGGTGGTATCAAACTGATACCAGTAGTCGGTTGCCTGGGTGACGCGGACGTTCTCCGCGCTGGCCGTCGTTGCGACGAGAAGAAGAAGTAGACCAGCTGCCGCCGAGACGGCTTTACTCAGCCGACGGAACTTCAGACTTCTTCCCGAAGGCGATGGCAACTTCTTCCTTTGACAGGACACCGTCCTCAGCCCAGAACTTCAAGAGTTGCTCGGTCACCTTGGCGGCGGCCATGAAGCCTGCAAGACACGCGGCCTTCCACAACTCGACATTGATGATCGCGCCACCGGCAAGAGCGGCAAGAGCCGACGAGCCGAACACGGCAAACACGCGACCGATGACGGATTGGATCTTGACCATTACTTATGCCTCCGGTGGTGTTGGGAAATCTGCTACTTCAGAAGGTGTCCACGTTGCAGGAAAATCACGCAACGCTTGACGGTACGCCGACCATGCTTCCTTGTCGGTTGGCGCATCGGGCAGGACAGCCCAGTCAGATGCGGCAAGCAGACGATCACGGTGAATGCGCATACGTTCAAGCCACCACTCGGTCGGTATTTCTTCTGGGTCAAATGGACTTGAAAGGTTCATGCTTTTCTACCGCTCAATCTAACATGGACTTCATCGCCCCCAAGCCAAGCAAATGGAGATGAATCGGAAACAATCCAGCCGGGGTATATCCCAACAAACTTGAAAACTGTTGTACTTGTGCTATCTGCATAAAGTTGAACAGCATACGCTTGCGTAGCGGACACGTCCGTAATCTCACCTACACCAACGCGAGTAGAGGCTGTGTCATTAGCAATAGCACAGG